TGAGCATGAAAGTTGAATTTGCACTTGGAATGGGAACCGCAACCGGAACGATTGTAAAAAAGAACGAGAAAACGGTGATTATCAAGACGGCAAGCGGAAAGACCATAAAACGGCACATTGAAAAGCATGATGTAAGGGAAATTTGATGGAAGTCCAGTTTGAAATGGGATTGGATACCCCAGTTGAAGAGCCGCCAATGGCCATAGGTGATCAGCTATCCGCATTTTTGAGCATGGTTAACGTGGCTGAGGACATCGACAACGATACCCTGAACGAAATGGGTGCCAAGATTGTCGAGGACTTTAAGCTGGACAAGGCTTCCCGAGCAGAGTGGGAACGGATGGTCGAAGGCGCATTTGATCTGGCAAAGCAGGTCACGGAGCCGAAATACTTTGCGGGTGAGGCCGTTGCTAACATCAAATACCCAGCACTTTCTACAGCAGCGGTGCAGTTTGCCTCACGGGCACTTCCTAACATTATAAAGGGAAAGGACGTGGTGAAAGGGAAGGTTCTGGGCCTTGCGGTGCCGCCGAACTTACCGAAAGACTTTCAGCCACAAACTGAAGAGGACCTTGAATATGCCAATGCTGTGATGACATTACAGCAGACAGCGGCCAACAAATGGGCCAAAGCGGACCGGATCGGGACGTTCATGAGCTACCAGTTTATGGATGAAATTGAGGACTGGCAGGACGACGTGGATCAGCTTTTGGCGACGTTGCCCATTGTTGGTTGCGGTTTCAAGAAGACCTTCCAGGATGGCATTGAAGACAAGCCTCAGTCTCAGTATGTGAGTGCTGAGAATCTGGTTGTCAACTATTACACAAAATCTCTCAAAGTGGCCTCCCGTGTCACGCATGTAATTGAGCTGACCCCGAATGAAATTCAAGAGAGGGTGCGGGGCGGAGTGTTCCTGGACGTGGATATGGATGCCCCGGAACCGTCTGAAGCAAAAGATTCAAGGGACGATGACGCCACACACACTTTCCTTGAGATGCACACTTGGTGGGACCTGGACGATGATGATTACAAGGAACCGTACATTATTACGGTTCACAAAGAAACGGAACAGGTTGTAAGGGTGGTTTCCCGGTGGGACCCTGACGGGGTGATTGAAAACGAAAACGGGGAAATTGTTAAACTCATTCCGGTTCAGTATTTTACCCGGTTTTTGTTCATGCCCGCCTTTGATGGGAACTTTTACGGGATGGGCCTCGGGAGCTTAATGAGTCCCATGAACGCCACAATCAATGACGTGATCAACCAACTCCTGGACGCTGGAAAGAGAGCCAACCGCCAGGGGGGATTTGTGGGAAAAGGTATCAACCTCGGGAAGCGGGCGGCCCTTTATTTCAAGTCTGGGGAATGGAAACACGTCAACAATACTGGGGACGACCTGAGAAAAGGTATTGTTCCCCTTCCCGCTAGTGAACCATCTTCTGTACTGTTTAGCCTTTTAGGGTTAATGATTGAGTCCACGAAGGAAGTTAGCTCTGTAGCGGATGTGCTTACTGGCGAACAGCAGGGTGCGAACGCAAGCCCTACCACCACATTGGCCTTGATTGAACAAGGGTTGAAAGTATTTGGGTCCATTTATAAAAGGATACATCGGTCTCTGAAAAGCGAATTCCAGAAAGTGAGACGGTTAAACAGGCTCTACTTGTCTGAAGAGCATTATCAGATGGTCATGGACGACCCGGATGCCCGGAAATCGGACTTTGACGAAAACGATATTGACGTGGTGCCCATCTCGGATGAAACGGAACTTACCCACACCCAGAAATTGATTAAAGCGGAAGCACTGAATGCCAAGAAGGGGATGGGGTTGAATGACCGCGAGATTGACAAGCGATACCTGGAAGCCATGGAGATCGCTGACCCGGAAAAACTGCTACCTCCTGAAGACTATGAGCCTCCCGAAGACCCTGAAGTGGTTATAAAGCGGGAAAAGGTTGAAGTGGAACGGATGCAAGCTGAAACTGAAAGAATGCGTGTCGAGATTGAAGGCGAATACAATCAGGCGCGGATTGCAAAGATGGAAGCCGACACCGCAAGGTCCATTGAAAGCGCGAAGGAAACTGCATCTAAAGCTGTTAAAGATGAACACATGGAAAAGTTGGATTCGTTAACCAATGTGGTGGACCTTCTAGCCGATACCATAAAAAAGCTGGCTGACAGGAACTTGAAGGAGAAGAATGATAGCCAAAGACCTGCTGGATGAGTGGCGGAACTACGAGGTTTCGGGCCAGGTGATAGAAGCGATGGAGAAGCAGAAGGACGCACTTCTGAAATCCATGGAATGGGGCCATTTTGTGAACCCGTCAAATATGGAAGAAACATTTGGCATGAGCGCAAAAGCTGCTGGTGTAATGGAAGGGTTAAATAAATTTTTCAATATCATAGGAGGGCAGGATGAAGATTGAGCCAGAGGGTGTCAAGGTTTTAATTCGACCAAAAAAGGTCGAGAAGATAACGGAAGGCGGGATTGTTATCCCGGATTCAGTACAGGATTCAGAGAAATACAGGAAGGTTAGAGGAACCATTGTCGCTATCGGCCCCGCCGTTGAGAACACTATTGAATTCGAGGATGGTGGTCTCAAAGTTGGGGATGAGGTGATCTATGCACGGCATAGCGGGGTGTTCGTTCAGGATGAAAACGGTGAGGATTTGAGACTCGCCAATGACAAAGACATCTTGGCCAGAATTTCCTGAAGCGTTTAAAGAATTTTTGTGGAGGAAGTTATGTGGGAGGAACCGGCCCCGGAAGAGGGGAAAGAGGAAGTGGTAGATGAAGAAATCGTCGATGCCGTGAACGCATTGCGTGATGAAGAATCTGAAGAATCTGAAGAGCCTGATGAAGATGGTGCTAATGAGCCGGATAAAGTTGAAACCATTGAAGACATTGCCAGTGAAATTGGGTGGAGTAAAGATCGCTATGAAAAAGGCCATGGGGATTCAGCATCTGATTATATCCGTAAAGGAGATAAACTGGCGCGTAACTCTTCAAAGGGCCTAAAGGAAACCAAACGAAAACTTGAGTCTATGGATTCGGCCATCCAGGAGATCAAGAAGCATTATGAAGCCACAAGTAAGGCGCAAGCTGCGAAACATAAAAAGCAGTTAGAGGCTCTGAAGAAACGGCGTGTCGAGGCCATTGAAGAGGGTGACACGGAAGCCGTTGATGAGGTTGAGGGCGAGATGAGCGAAATTTACAACGCCCTTGATAAACCGAAAAAGCAAGACGAGTCTATAGCCAGCGCAGAAGACGAAATGCTTTATGAAGAGTGGAAGAAAGAAAATGACTGGTATTCCCCCACTGGAAAAGGTGGTGACATGAACAAGACGCTGTTCGCTGATGAAGTGGCGGATAAGCTGTCACGGTATCCAGACCTTCCGTTTGAAAGGAAGCTGGAAATCGTAACAAGGGAAGTGAACCAGAAGTTTTCCAAAACCGCATCGAAAACTACGTCACGGATAAACCCGGTTGAAGGTGCGAGACCCGGTAGGCCCAAGGGTAAAGGGGTGAATGTAGTTTTAAACAAAGAGGAAAAAGCCATTGGCAGAGCATTGGTGAACAGCGGTGTCATGACAATGGAGCAATATAAAGCAGACGTAGCACTTCAGCGGGAGGCGTAAAGATGGGCTTAATGATGACAAAAGGTGGGAAGCCGTTTGAGACGGAACAGGCAGCAAACACCCGGAGGGGTGTACTTAGGAAAAACGGAACAGAAACCGAAGTAGTACCGGTAGAAGGCGGGTTTGCTCTTAAAGGAGAGCTAAAAAAGGAAAGAATTCCCATGCACGAAAGCAGGCGGTTAAGATTCCCCAAAAGAGAGGGGTATCACCGGCATGTTTTCAATGATGACAAAAAGACGAATCGTATTCAAAGGGCGCTGGATGCCGGGTACACGTTCGTTACTGACGATGTAGATGGCAGGGACCCGAGAGCGGGCGATGCCAGCAGGATAGGGAAAAACACGTCACAGCATGTGGGAGACGGGATGATGGGTTTTCTCATGGAAATCCCCATGGACTTATATGAGGAGGACCAGAGATCAAAGCAATCGGTGATCGATGCCCGAGAAGCGCAAATTAAACGCATAAAAAAACCTTCTGATGATGGCAGCCTCTACGGGGGCGTAAGAGCCGAATCGGGGTAGGAGGATATGATGGCAAACAAAGACAGACCGGCAGGGTTGAAACCCATTAAGCACATTAATGGTATCCCCTGGAACGGGAAATTCAATATGTATTACAAAGCGGCTGGGCTTGCTGAAGCTATGTTCATCGGCACGCCTGTTATGAGTGCCGGTTCTGCGGATAGCACCGGTAAATACCCCACCATTAAGTTGGCCGGCCAAGCATCTGCACGCGGGGTTGTTGTGGGGTTTAGCAACACGCCGTATCTTGCGGCTGATTTGACAGACTTGGAGCTTTTAAACAGCCCTGTAAGCACTGCACATTATGTGGCGGTCGTGGACGATCCCCAGGTCATTTTTGAAGCGCAAGAAGACAACGATAGTGCTGACCTGGCGGCTACTTCGGCTGGTGCAAATGTGAATCTTACCACGGAGTCCGGCAACACCGCCACGGGTATTTCTACGGTGGAGATTGATTCTTCTTCAGAAGCCACTACCAGCACACTTCAGGCGAAACTCCTGAGATTGGTGGATCGCCCGGATAACGCCCTTGGGTCTCATTCCAAGTGGGAAATTATGCTTAACCAACACGAACTCGGCCAGGGCCTCGGCGCAGCCGGTGTCTAAGCGAAAGGAGATAAGCTATGACTATTAACACTCGCTCCTTCGCAAAAGCACTTTTGCCAGGGATTCACAAATGGGTAGGTAACGAGTACAAGGACTATATGCCGGAATACGGTAAGGTTTTTGAGAAGTTTAAATCAACCAGGGCCTTTGAAGAAGAGGTCGGCGTGACCGGATTCGGGTATGCAGTGGTAAAACCTGAAGGCGGTGGTGTCTATTACGATGACATGCAGCAGGGGTACACCCAACGGTTTACTCACTATGTTATGGCACTCGGGTTTAAAATTACCCGTGAGATGTTCGAGGACAATCAGTACATGAGCCTCGGCCTTCGTAAAACCAAGGGTCTCGTCTTTGCCATGAAGCAGACCAAAGAGCTGATGTTCGCCAATATCCTGAACAGGGCGTTTAACAGTGCTTACACCTTCGCGGATGGTAAGGAAATTTGTGCGACCGATCATCCCAATAAGACCGGTGGCACGTGGCGGAATGAGCTTGCGACCGCAGCGGACCTTTCGGAAGATAGCCTTGAACAGGCTTGCATTGACATTGGTGCGCTTGAAACTGATCGTGGGATGCCTATTAAGATTTCCCCGAAGCAACTCATCATCCCGCCTGCGCTGGAGTTTGAGGCCGCAAGGATTCTGAAGTCCATTCAGCAGTCTGGAACTGCCAATAACGACATCAATGCTCTTAGGACCCTGAGTAAAATCCCGAACCTGATGGTTTATCACGGGCTCGAAGATGCGGATGCCTGGTTTATCCAGACTGATTGCCCGGATGGTTTGAAGTATTTCCAACGCCGGGAAATGGAGACCGAAACGGATAACGATACTGACACCCAGAATGCCAGTTACTTGGTGACGGAACGGTTCGTACCGGGAATTACAGATTGCCGTGGACTGTTTGGTAGCCCAGGTGCGTAGCAATTAACCTTTAATCTCCCGTCCTATCCCAAGGGCGGGAGTACAATTTAATACTCCCGAGTGGGGGACAACTATAGCTGATGAGTAAAACTCATTGCTTTTCTTTAGAAGGAGGGTGGCTATGCCTACCAGATTTCCAGGCGGAATCTCTACCGCCGTAAAAAACTCAGATTTATTTGATTTAATTTCCGCTGATGCTGGTGTGTTGGTGCTAACCAATGCCGCTGGGGACAACGATCTTGATTTCCTTCAGATGGTTGCAGAAACCTTCTTGTTCGAGGTCGGAAAAAAGCTGTGGTTCAAGGCTCGGTTTAAAGTGAGCGACGCCACGCAATCCGATTTTATCATGGGCCTTCAGATTACGGATACGAGTGCTTTGGCCGTAAGTGACGGCGTGTTCTTCCAGAAGGACGACGGGGATACTGCGCTTGACTTTCATGTTGAGAAAAATGGCACTGCTACCAGCGCGTCTGATATCGCTACCATCGTGGATGACACCTACCTGACAGTTGGGTTTTATTACGACGTTCCGTTGTTACGAACATGCCGGACGATGAAGAATTGACCATTTCCTTTGGTATCCAGAACGGCGAAGCTGTGGCTAAGGTCATGTCGATTGATTATATCTTTGCCGCGAAAGAGCGTTAACATGCCGTACCCTTATTGAGGTAGCACGATGGTGTATAGGGCGGGTTCGTATTATCAAATTTGCGATAGGTGTAGTGGCAAAAGGTACAACACCGAGATGGTGAAGACCTGGGATAATCTCATAGTTTGTCCCAAGTGCTACGACGGTCCCAGGTCTTTGCTCGATAGGCCGCCGCCCATACGCATGGAACGCCAAACCGTCCCTGATCCCAGACCTGCATCAAAAGACAGACCTCATGTTTTTGAGACTACGCGAGTCACTTCCATAGCAGACACAACCGCCACAAGCGGTGGGAACATTGTCCATAATGGCGGTGCCCCCGTTACCGCTTACGGTGTTTGCTGGTCCACATCTCATGCCCCCGATACGGGCGATGACAAAACAATCGATGGGACGGGTACCGGGGAATTTACCTCTACGCTTACGGGGCTTTTAGCGTCAACCAAATACTTTGTAAGAGCTTACGCCACCAATGCGGTTGGAACTTCGTACGCGCCTGAAGTTGAGTTTTTGACGATAGAATAAGGAAATACCATGACGACCAAAGCTGATTTAGTGGATTTTGTATCGGACGTGATTCAAGATGAGTCTTATGTGGATGCTACCATTCTAGCATATATTAACCGGGGGATTCGCCAAATAGCGGGCGGCATGCTGATCAGCTATCCTGATAGGACACAACTCCTTTCAAGTCCTTTACCGAATCTTCTCACCTCGGACGATTTAACCACGGACACCACCTTGCCGTATGTTGCCATGCCGAGTGATTTTGGTAGAGCGTTAGTGAGCGTTACAAGCGCAGCAACGAATTCTTTTGTGGATATTATGAGTTCTTTTGCGGAATTCTTACAATTTTATCCAACACTGGATTCTGAAGCGAATGTCAATGCTGTTGCGGTAAGAGGTGCGCGGCTTTATTACCAGGGTATTCCGGCTGTGGCTGATACTTTGACGGTGCATTATTATAGTACGCCTACGGAATTGGTTGATGACGCGGATATCCCGACCTGCCTGCCGACCCATCTTCATGAAGAATTGCTGGTGAATTACGCAGCGATGTTAATTTTTGATCAAATCGAAGATGGGATAGAGGGGCAAAAAGTAAATTTTCAGAATTGCCAAATGAAATTTGACCGAGCCATGTTGTCGCTGGAATCATTTAACGATAACGTCCCAGCGCCGGTTGTTTTTATGTAGGGGATGTGATGTCAAAACCAATTTCCATAACCGCATTCACCGGAATGCAAAACCTGGAAACGGCTGGTGAGCTGTTTACCCGCGAGGGCGCGGCTATCCCTAAAATTATTCTCAACTCAGATATTACAAAGTCCGGGAGCTTGAAGAAGCGGGACGGTTACACCCAAACCGTTGCACTCTCGGAACCTCATTCTCTGTGGGCCGGTGATACGTGCATGTTATGCGTCTCTGGTGGGACGTTATACCAAATAGAAGGTGGTGCGGTTGCCACTTCCAGGGGAACGGTTAACGGTGACCCTCTTTTCTACGCGGAAGTGGGAGACAAGGTGTACCTCAGTTCAAAATCCCATAATGGGATATTTGATCCTGATACCGGGACGCTATCGGATTGGGGAATTGATTTACCCAACGGACCGATGGTGTCAAGCGGGAGCGGAAGCCTGGACGCAGGGGTTTACCACGTTTGTTTGACAACGGAGAGTAACGATGAGATCAGCGGGAACGGACCCATCAGCCAAATCACACTATCTTCTGAAGGCGGTATATCAATATCCAATCGGGGAACAGACGATATCGTTTGGTGTACTGACCCCAACGGAGACATATTTTACCGAATTGGTAAAACGAATGTCATTGTCAACGTCCCTACAGTTGAACCTCTACCGTCCCTCTTTTGTTACCCCCCACCATACATGACCTGCTTGACCCACGCCTTTGGCCGCATGTGGGGGGCCGTGGGGAACAAGGTTTATTACTCGGAACCGTTCAAATGGGCCTGGTGGAAAAAGGGAACCGGTTTTTTTGAGTTTGCGACCGACATTACCATGATAGCGAAGACCAAAACGGGGCTCTTTATCGGTTGTAAAGATCGAACGCATTGCCTCCTGGGAACCAAACCGGAAGAGATGCAAAACCTGGACGTAGGGGCCGGGGCCATACCGGGGACCCTGGCGTACTGCAATAACATTATTGAGCTTGGCGATACAATCTCACCCCCTGAGAAGAAGCATGAGAGCGTCCCTGTATGGGTTTCAGAGGAAGGGATAGTGGCGGGGAACCCCGTAGGTAGACTGTTCAGTTTATCTCAAGGGAAGGTGAAGTTTAGCCCCGGAGAGAAAGGCGCAAGCCTGTACCGGCAAAAGAACGGGGACTTTCAGTACCTAACCAGTTTTAAAAAAGGACCGGATGAAGATTCGGTGGGCATGAGCGATGAAGCGACCGTAACCGTTATGAGAAATGGAGTGGTTATATGATGGATGAATTCAAAAAGGAACTCCGTGAACTTTTGAAAAAGCACAATGTCTCATTAACGCAGTGGGATGAATACGGTAGCGATGAAAGGCACTTGGGGTATCTTTACGAATTTAGTAACTTTGAGAACCATTGGAGTGTTGCAATAGATAAGGATTTTATAAATGAACTAGACCATTAACGACAACCAACAATTTGGGCGCATTCAGGGACTGATTACCCCCGGATGTCAAATAAAAAGAGCCTGTGCGGAGGCCGTACCCTCATGCACATGCTTTTTTTATGCCCAAAAAATAAAGGAGAAATAGGCCAAACATCCCATCGAAAGCGGGATTGGCCTTCAGGGGATTTGGCAGTGCGACCAGTATCGAGACGGGCAGTTGATTGCAGGGGGTGCGCCTGAGCTACCGAATACTTTCATGGTGGAAGGTTTAGCCAGATTGCTTAATATTATCTTTCATGACGTTGCAAAGGCCGCAAGTGAGATATTTTATGTTCATATTTTTACTAATAACGTGACTCCCGCCGTGGGAAATTCCGCGTCTGTTCATATGGGGGCGGCGGGCACCTATGGAGTTGGGCAAGATGCTACGTATAACGATCCTGCGACCAATGCCCCTGCTTATACCACGGCTGATACCGCCACAGCATCAATTACGAATGCTGTAGCAGGAAAAGCCGAATTTACGATTGCTACTACGACCACTATTTATGGTGCGCTGTTATCAACTATTCAGGCAAAAACTGGTACCAGTGGATATTTAATGGCAGCCAAGAAGTTTGCAGCTTCCAGGGCCGTAATTGCTGATGATCAGCTTAGCGTAAGCTACGGTATCACGCTGACAACCAGTTAAATCGTTGAATTTACTTGGCGGGGACTTACGTTTCCTGTATAGTCATTAAAAACATACAGGAGATGTGAGATGGAAACAAAAAATAGTACCGAAGATGCAGCGGGGGTTATAGAAGCCATCCGAATGAAAACAGGAGAAACGTTTGAGGTTAAATGTGACAAAGCTGATTTGCCGATGTTGGGGCAATATAAATGGCTTGTTGCTCCTAAATGCTTGAGCGTATTCCGTCGGATACAGAAATCAGGGCAATCAACAACTGAATCGCTTCATAGGTTACTGCTTAACGAAAAATTTATAAATTTTCGGAATAAAAACAAACTGGATTTTCGGCGCGAAAATATTTTTGGGTCGGAGAAGGGCACGCGGGATAGAAAATCAGGCGTGAAACTTAAGGGGAATCCTTTTATTGTGGTTCCGGGTGCAGGGGTGACAGTTTACACCACAGATAGGGATGGGAAAACAAACGGGCATTTTTTTGTTGATGAAGATGATTTGGAATTCGTCGCCAAGTATACTTGGAATATTGATGGGCGCGGGTATGTGAGGACGAAACTAAATAAAAAAATAAACGGGCGGAAAAGCCTTAGCTTGCATCGTACCGTTATGGGTGCTGGGGCTAAAGATGAAGTGGATCATATTAACCGTGTTCGGCATGACAACCGGAAAGCTAATTTGAGGCTATGCACAGCATCGGAGAATCACCACAACACTGGCCTTTATAGAGATAACCCGACTGGAATAACCGGCGTTACACGCGATAAGAGGTGGTGGAGAGCGATGATTCAAATTAACGGGAAGATTTTGCGAAAAGGGTTCCCCAACCCGGCGGGATTGAGTTAATGCCAAAGTACACCCACGACAATATAGGTGAGGCCATTCGGACAAAGTTTGTGACCGGGGTTGTTGCAACCATTGACACGGCTAATGACATGGCTGCGGTTGATGTTTCTGGGCACGGCTATACTCCGGCCTTGCCTTTGTTTTATCATTGCGACCCTAATGTTGCATTGCGTAATGTTGGTAGCTTGGTGGGTGCGGCGGCGGCATTCTCCGGGCATTCTCCGTTGGGGATCAGGTGGTGGTTATGGCGAAAGCTCGGGGCTTTGGTGGATATGTCCCTGAGTGTGTCGTGGGTTTTGCTGATGGGAATTTGCGGGAGTGTGGGGGCAGTAATATTAAGCGGTATGTTGTGATATTGTGCAAACCACATCTTGGTAGCGAACACCGTGTCATTGTATGGGATTTAACTTCAAATAAACCCGCTACTTTTTGGGACGGGTTGGCAGCGGCGCCTACGGAAATGATTTTTGCATCGGGCACGAAACCCGCCGGGTCGGTTTTGACATATAGCGACTGGTTAGATTGGAGTAAACAACAACCCAACAAAACATATCCTACGACCTCGAATATTTTTGAAGTGATAGAATCCGGTGATTATGATTGGAAACCCGATGAGCATGAAACATCTGGCGCTTGTTCGTATCTCATGGAAATAGATGACGCGTCCGACCCCAGTCCATATTCGGGATCGACGTTAACCTGGAAGCAGCAAGAATCCCATTCCGTGACGAAGGTGACTAATCCATACGACAACCGTGTTGCCAACACATACAAGGAAGATTATATAGATAAACAAGTTGAAACAGGTATTTATTTAAGAACTTGTAATGCGTCACCCTATGATTTGAAATGGTACACCCAATATGAAGTGTATCAGAAAGAATATTTGATCACGGAACGAGTGTACGCGGGTAAGAACGACCACGAGCATCATATTTGGAATGACACTGGATTGATTGATTACCAGAACAAAAGAGACGTAACGGACGTTGTGGCACCTATTATTTTTGATGGAATCGTTCCCGATTCGTTTAAGCCTTATGAGTTTGAACAACTTATAAATGAAAAATACTCCAGACCTGAAACTACAAAGATGGATTATAGTCGTACATATCATTTTTTACCCGGATGTGAAGATTTTTTTGGAAGCACTAAGTTTTTCCATGGGAGTCTTGTATTCGGGCGGCCACCACCTGATTACGGGCATCTGGGGATTACTGATTGTTGGCGATTCGGTTGGAATCAGACGGATATTGATACAATTGGAACCCCTTATTGGGGCAGTAATCCTATTCCGGGCGGCCCCGACCCTTATTTTGCCACTACGCCTGATGGTACAACCTGGAATCCGATAGTCTTTGATGAGCCAGGGGGTGTACTCACATGGGATGACAAGGTAAAGCATTTGGGGTCTTTTGTTGATGACGCTATTTGGAGCGCAATTATTGTTAAAGATATTCCAGGCAAACCTACGACCGTTTATGCTAATTCGGCCAGTGGTGGTGGTGTAGGAAACCTTGATTTTATGAATATTCCTAGAAGAACTCAATTGGAAGATATGTTGCTGAGTCTTGTTGGCTCAATGGTTGGGGATTATTACTTTCAGTCTCATATAATGGATGTTGAGTTTAATTATCCTGTGCCCAGTTGATTGTCGAGATGAAATAACCCCCCGCCCTAATCAAGCGGGACAAACTTTAACACCTGTACGGAGGTGGAAATCATGAGGATATAACGATGGCAGCAGGCGACTTTGTAGTATTTGACGAAGCAAAAGCGACGATGATCAAGGGCGGCTGGGAACCGGCGGACGTTATCAAATGCGCGATCCTGGACAACACAACAACCCCGACGGCGGCGGATGCTACCCCGGCATTGGGTGACTATACTGAGGTGGGGACAGCGGGCACTTATACTGCTGGTGGCACATCCCTGGGCACCCTAGGCGATTGCGTGTCGGAATCAGGCGGCACCATGACGTTTGACTCTACCACAAATCCATCCTGGGCGCAGGACGCAAGCAATGACACGGATGCTTATTGGGCACTGGTTTACAACGATACGGATGGTTCCGATTTGGCAATTGGGTTCCTGGAC